TCGTTTATGCCATTGTACAATTGCACATTTGGTGCAACCAACTGAACGAAGTCTGAATCACTGCTGACAATAATATGTTCATCTTGGGGGTGTAGTGCAATCCAGCGGCCTATGATATCGTCCGCTTCTGCTGTTGCGCAACGAATCACGCTACAATTTGTTTTCTCAGACAAGTATTTAGTCAGCTCATCATAGGTTTCCCAAAACAACTTGTCCTCTTCTGCTTCAGTTTCACTCATGGCACCACGGGCCACAGCACGATTAGCTTTGTAGGGCTTGTAGTGATCTTTACGCCAGCTACGCCCTTCTAGTGCAAAAACCACATGGTCTACACCAAAACGCCTAGCTACTTTATTTGCACTCATCATGGTCAAGTGCAGTGCAAAGCCTAATTTAGTCCATGTGTCGCTGGCCCTGTGTGCTGAATGGCGGGCACGGAAAAACATGTTAGCAGTATCAATCAGTAGATATTTCATTAGGGCGGTCCAGAAGTTTGTGTTCCTTCAAGTATTGTAACACATATTCCGACCAAAATCTATGACCATCGGCTCCAAAGTGATAACTTTTGGGATTCACATGCTCAAATCCGTTGTTTTTTAGTATGGCATTCCAACTGTGGTCTCTTGAATATGGCTCAATGTAATGCCCTTGCCAATCTCTTAGATTAAATAAATCACTAAATGTACTGTTGCCACTGTAGAATAAATGTCGTACATTTAGATCTTTCAACCGACAATGCAGGTGCCATATTTTGTTATGCCATTCATCTGTTTTTTGAGTCCAGTTGACATCCAAAATGTACTGACGATACCTATCTTCAAGCTCTGGTGGTACCATGTCCACACCACTGGCGTTTACTTGATAGCATCGGCCTTCATACTCCCATTCTTCTCGTTCCCAAGTGGTCCATTGGATTACCATCACAGTGTCATACAAACGGCTATAGTTCTCATGAATCCACTTGTTAGTGGTACGCAGTATGCGGTCATTGCTGGCTGCTGACTCAGCATCACAGTAAAATTCAGTGTTGAGCATTCGGCTCAATTGCTTGCCCCAGCTGGCTTCCAAGTTGATTGGATGAGGTCTACGGTCAATGCCATATCTACCATCATCCACAGCAAAGCAATCAGGCACCACTGCTTCGGCAGCCGCTGTATGGCTGCATCCATTTACATACAAGATCATTTTTGTAGCAGTACTTTTTCGGTCTCTGCGGCAACCACACGCTTGCGCAGGCTACTGGATGAGAATGAGTGATCTCGGCCGTTGAATACTAGTTCAATCCCGCGGTCATAGCATTCGTCGCGACCGGTAAAGTCTTTGTGTTCGTATTCTACTCCCAGTACTCGAACATCTAATGGCAGAATTAGTAGAAGGTCACGTAGATCTTGTTCGGTTTGGTACACAACAACTTCATCAACGTAACGGCATGCAGCCAGCTGTATCTGTCTCTCCACAATACTTTGTATCGGACGATTCTTAGTCTCAGGCCTATCGATAGTTGGGTCCGTTTGGAGCCCACAGATGAGGTAGTCACAGTGATTTTTTGCTTCAGAAAGCATGGCAATGTGGCCTGCGTGGAGCATGTCAAAGGTTGAGAAAGTGATGCCAATTTTTTTGCCTTCTGCTTTGAGTTGTTTGATGTGATTGAATATCATGATACCTCGCTCCTGCCATCGCCAAGATCTCGCTTTTGAACATACATGCCGGAGTTCTTGATGGCTTGTTCTTGTTCCCATGTTTCCATCACAACATGGCGGCATACATTTTGAAACCAACGGTCAACAATGTCCCCATCAGTGTCTGTAGGTTTCATCATATAGCCAGCCTTTACCAGTCGAGCCACAAAGATTTCATTCCAATCCAACTCAAATGCACCTTGATGCAGATTGTCAGGATCCACATCCATACTGAGCACAGCCACGTAAGGTTCTCCCTTTTCAGTAGCAAGTTGTTTTTCAGTTTTAGCTGGTGGTTCGGCAACTCTAGGCTTAGTGACTTTTTCTACCACAGGTGGTGGTTTCTTTTGAGATTTTTTAAACCAATCAAACATCAATCCTACCCCATTTAATTTTTAACCAAATACGTTCCATACTGTATTGCAAGAATGCTAACACAATATGGATTGCAACTGCATCACCCAGTCCGGTCCACAATGCAGTAATCAGCAATGCAGCAATTCGATAAGTTAGAGTTCGGATCCATGTTCTTGTATGAGTTTCTGACATGTTATTTGCCCCATCCATTACCCCAGAGGTCCACATGCAATCGTGGGCTGTACCAATAACCTCGTTTGAGTGCTTCGTCGGCAACGTGAATTCTATTGCCATCATACACACTCACAACACCGCCAACAGGCATCACAAAAACTGGTCCGCTAAATCCACGGGTTCGATAGTCGTCAACTACTAGATCAAGCTCTTTGAAATCATCAATGTGACCAACAACAAACTTCAAATAGGTAACACCGTGAGTTTCGTAATCCCAAATAATGTCAGGTTTGATAGCATCTTCATACTTTTCACCACTGACACTAAGTTTAGGACTTACTGAGAATGTGATCTCGCCAAACCATTCAGACAGATACTGTTTGAATTCTCTTGTGAGTTCTTGAGTACCATTGGTTTCAAATGTAATGTGTCGCAGTCCACGTTCGTGCAACAGATTCAACAGTTCAGGATATGCACGTTGCCAACCTAGCAATGGCTCGCCACCTGTGATCACAAGATGCACTGAATTGCCGTTTGGTTGTTGCCAGTGGCCATTGGGCAACAGCGCAGCCATTTTGTCAACTAACTCTTGTGCTGTGTATGTGGGACTTAGATGTTTAAAGTCAGGATGCCAACTTGCATACGAATCGCATCCTGTATTAACCAACGGGAGCTCTTCAAAAGTCTTGTAGAGATGAACGCTCTTTGCGACGTCATCTGCCTCAGTGCTCTTATCACCGGGTTGGCATCCAAATCCCGAACACGTAAAGTTGCAACCGAAGGTTCGTAAGAAGATAGAAGGAACTCCAATATAGCGTCCTTCGCCCTGAGCAGAATAAAATAGTTCACTTACTTTTAATTTCATTGTTTATAACCTTGTTACCTTTGACATTCCCGACTTGCGGGGATTCTTATTTAGATTGATACTTTCATCATGCATTTTAACACGAGTAGATTGTTTTGTCACCCAACCCGGTAATACTGCATCTAAATAGGCCAAATGTTCTTCGGGGCTGGGATGTGGGTCACCGTTTCTATTAGGATATCCAGTGTTTTTAAATACAGTTTTGTCATACCCTGGTTTGATACTTAAAACCACATTTTCGTACAATCGCATGACATCTCTGTGTTTGCTAACATTGTCGGACGGAAATGGCATGGCCATTAATTCTACCATACTCAAAAATTCCCATTTTAGATTGTGTCGAGATTCCAGTAGAGTTTTAACTGCTTTGATGCATGCCAGATCTCTAATTAGGAATCCTCTTTCATCCATGTGTGTTTTAAGGTATTCTTTGTTAAACACATTGGTTGCGAAGTGTGCATTTCCGGGTGTGTGCCATCGACCGTCAACATATCGATCCTCTCGATCTAAACTGGTCCAGCATACAACAACAGTATCTCCGTCACCAAAACAATGCCTTTGATCAGCCTCCATGACTGAATTGAAAATATATTGATTTCCTCCTCCTGCCTGGCCCCAATTTTCAAAGTGATCAAATTCTGGAGCAAGACAATCTGCCCAGGTGCTCCAGCGATAGTTTGTAAAACTACAACCAAACGTAAACAGTCGGCGCATTGTTAGGCTGCTAGTTTTGCCCTGGCGCCAGCATCTCCGCGTTTGGCAACGTCTACCTGCGTGTCAGCGTTCAAGCATTCAACTGTGGCTTTTCCAAAATTTCTACGTCTAGCAAAATAAAATAGTTCTAAGAAACGTGGAAAGCTCATAGTTTTATCTTCTGGAAACTCCAGTTGATATTCTCTTGGCGCATGTACAAGTTTGTGATCAAAGCTGAGATATTCCCAGATGTTGTAGTCTAATTCTAAAACCTCAGGATAAGTGTTCATAGCATCGTAAGCCACATGGTATCTGCGTTGGAATCGCATGATGTTCTCCAACAACACAGGCGGTAAATCATAACGACTCATGAACTTTTCTAACATGTCAAAGATATTGTGATTTTGTTTTTCCACATGCATGTTCAACACAGTTCTGTGTATGAGGTTCCATCCGTGAATTTCAATGCCAATCTTGGGATGATTGATTCGGCCATTGGTCATCCAACTGCGATAGTACTCGCGAACTTCTTCTTGTTCGCGGTGGATCCATTCATGACCTTGCACGTATTCAAACAGGTCTGCATAAAACTCGCTGTAGGGCACACCCTGATACTTGAACACCAATCGACTCAACAGTGTGCTGATGCCATTGATGTGGAAGGTATTGATAAACCATGAAAAAATATGTGCTTCCATCATGACATCAAACGGCATGTCTTTGGTGCCAGTGATAATGTCAATGGCTTCTTCAATGTGTTCGTTGGAGTATGATCCAGAAAAATAGTCTGTTACACTTTGATTGGTAATCTTAAACAACTTCTTCTGCAACAGGTTCATTTCGGCATTTTCCAACAACTGAGCCTGGAACACCGTGAGACCAGTATGATTGCCCATTTCAAACAAAGTCCAAAAGTTTTTCTTCCAAGACTCAAGACTTTCACCAGGTAGGCCCAAGATAAGTTCAGTGTAGGTTGGAATGTTACGTTGCTCACACAGCTCAAATACTTCGTTGAGCTTGTTCATTTCCATGTTTTTGCGACGAATGTTTTCCAATACATCCAAGTCAAGACTTTGCACACTCAGCGTTAGACCTTGATTGAAGCCTCGGGCATCCAGCAATTTTTTAACAATGTCCACAACTTCTTTCTTTTGATTCTTGGCCCAGGCCACAGAGAAAGTTCTCGGAGAACCATACTTTTCTTGACATTCAATAATCTTGTCTGCAATCAAACTGTCACGTTCGGCAAACATGCCAAAGTTAGCGTCAGTAATTGATATGAAATCAAAGTTGTGCTTAGCCATCCATTCCAACTCATGGTACACACGTTCTAAACCAAACTTCTTGACCTTGTTGTATGTCAAGCTACCCCAGTCACAAAACGTACAAGCAAATGGGCAACCACGAGAAGTTTCTAGTGTGCCTTGCCACATGATGTCAGGATTTGCAGCCATTAGGTCATCAAATACACCTGCCAGATACGGGCTAGGAATATCTTCAAGAGTTTCAATGCGCTTGGCATCACCTGTGCTTATAGCTTCGCCGTCTCGATTGATCAGCAAGCCAGGTATTGACTCCCAGTCTTTGCTGTCATATGCCAGCATGAGATTTCTAAATGTGATTTCACCTTCGTAGCAAATCACAATGTCCATGAATGGTTCTTTGCGAAACAGATCTTTGTCTGTGATTGCAGGTTCGGGACCGCCAAATATGGTCAACACGCCAGGATTGATCTCCTTGAGCCTGCGAGCCAATGCATAGTTGAAATTGTGATTCCACACATAAGTGCTAAAAGTCACAACATCATTTTCAGCCAGTCGTTGTGCAATTGGCTCTATGTTGTCCCGGCGCCACACCCATTCAGTCACTTGCCATGCATCACGTATGCTGGGTTCCGCAACTGCATAACTCCAAATCACACCTGCTGAGTATGGCAGGTAGTAGGCATTGAGTTCTTTAGGACCTTGTTGGAAGTTTGGTTGTACCCAGGCAATTTTTCTTTTCATGCATTATTTACTTGTTTTTGATCAGTATCTTTTTTTGCAAAATGTGTATGCGGGTTGGCAAATTGAACCATTTGACTGTTTACATCATTCTGTGCTAGTTTTTCCCAGGGATCTTGACTGCCGTTGAACACGTTGGTAAAGAATGAAAGATCCATACCTAATTCACTGCGCATGTATGTGGCCAATTTTGCACAGTCTCGGTGTCGCAGGTCCATTTGCTGAACGCTGTGAAAGTCCAACGGATCATCGGGGCGACCTTCTAGCATGGCACGATTTTTAAATGTTTCATCGCCGTTGTTGCCAGTCAAGTCGTGGCGATCATGTTCTACCCATACTGGAATTCTTTCCCAAATGTCCAGCATGTATGCCTGTTGACTCAACCACCCATCTTGTGTGGGATGGGGACTGATGTATCCCAACAGTTCATACCATTTGCGTGGAACTATTGGAAAAATTGAGTAGGGGTGGTCGTTGTGAGTATGGAATGCCAGCAATCTAAACTTGCCATTGTATTTCAAAATCTCACTGTCCCACCCCTGGGTTTGCATGATGGCATCATCATTCCAAATAACAAACCAAGGAGCCAGGGCTTTCTCAGCCATCTTGTTGTTGTAGATATGCAATCTGATATATCCCAATGGGTCAAACAACATGGCGGTATAGTGATAACCGTGTGAGTCTAACCAAGGCTGCAATTCAGTTTGGAAGTACGTTTTGCCTTTGTCATCGTCTTTGTCAAATCCAAACATGATTTGCAAACGATGAGGATTGTCAGCCAGTTCAAACAAACTGCGAACACTTTTGCCCAACGCTTCTGTACGACCTCGAGTGGCCAACAGTAAAGATATATCAAATTCTTGTGCCATAAATTCCTACCAATTTGATGTAATTATGCTTGATTGTCTGCAGCCAGCTTTTTCTGCAAGTGATTCAACAAGAAACCATACGCAGGCAGAATAACCAACAGACTCACAATGATCTTACTGATTGAATTGTTGGTTGCAACAATGTGCCAGTTAGCAGCCATGAACTCATTTGCGCCACCAGCAAAGGCAGTAAAGAAGAACACATAGGTATCAAAGAATGTGCTCACAATTGAACTCAATGCAGGAGCAATCCACCAAGTGGCGTACTTTTCACGAATGTATTGGAACACGTACACATCAAGCAAGTTGCTCACAAAGTATGCAACACCCGAGCCAAGACCAATGCGGAAAGCAACTGAGTCAGGAGCACCGCCCAGTTTGACCACTGCCATTGACACAATGATAGCAGGGATGAATGCCAATGCAATCACCGCACGACCAGTTTGTTTGCCTAACATTCGCACAGTCAAGTCGGTCAACACAACCACTAGTGGGAGCTCTGTGTTTCGCGCACTTCCACACGATAGCACCAGAGACGCTCTGCTTCACCCGGTCCCCACAGGTCCGGAATGTAAACACCGTTCACATACTTGTACAGCATGTCTGCCAAGCCTTCACACCCTAAGCGTGGCAGGATTGTGAGTTTGGCCATTTTTTTCTCTTGCAAGAGCTTGTATGTCGCCAGCTCTGGATCATCTGCAGACACCAGCAAGGTATGATCAAATTGATCTTCTAATGTCTTTTTAAGTTCTTTGAGACCGCCATAGTCAGCGGCCCAGTTACGCACATCCAGGTTGTCTGTGCCAAAGTAGAACTTCATTGAGAATGAGTAACCGTGAATTAGATTGCAGTGGCTGTCGGCACGCCATTGACGGTATGCGCAGGGAAAAGCATCATGATACTCTTTGGTGCTGGTGTACTTGTATTGTACTGGTTGATTTGTTGCCATATTGTCCTCCTATGTATTATAGCATAGGCAGCAGAGTTTGTATAGCGGGATGATGCCGGACAGGCCGCTTAGAGAAATACTTATATTAAATATCAACAGAGGTTAAGGTTCACGCCAGGTTTCTATTGAAAGAAACTCTTTAGACCAAGTTTCTCGATCATATGTGACATCGCCCCATTGGCACGATCCGTGCCATTGGAAACTTTCAAACGCAATTAGATCACCAGGTGACTCCCATTTTATGATTTTTCTTACACTGAAATTTCTTGCTTCTTCAGTGTATTGGTCAGAATACGCTGGCAAGATGTTTGGCATATCTGTATATAATGGTTCATTCAAATTGGCTGGACAACTATAAAATGCAGTACCAGGAGTATGACCGTCTTTCCACCACAAAGGAATTAAAAAAGTAAGACCTTCTTTGAAACCTTTGCTTTTATTTTCTTTGAGCCAATCGACTCCTCTAATGTCGCTATGTGGCAAAATTGGTGCTGACAAATATCGGATACTGGAATCGTGGATGATAAACTCACCAAAGTCTGTTTTTAACTGGTTGACTATTTTATGAATAGGACTTCGGGGCAGTTCATAGTGCAACTGACGATCCCAACAACTTGCCCATCCCAGTTTAGATTTTGGATTAGGATAAGGTCCAGCTGAGTCTAACAATGAATCATTTATTTTTTCATAGTATGATTTTATATCATTGACAACGCTCAATGAAATATACTTTTTTTTGTATATAATTTTTTTTTGCATGTTAATTATGGTTTTTGGTAACTACCTGTTTTGTAGTTAGCTTGTCCAATAATAACCCCACGTACTCCGCCCACTGGGTCAGCACAGTCACCTGCTCGGCGTGGAATCAAATGCACATGTGGATACATCACAGTTTGACCTGCTTCACGACCCATGTTGATGCCGATATTAAATGCATCACATTCGCCATTGACAACCATTCTGCGACCATGCAGCATGGCTGATTCAAAACAGTCCATGATTACCGCATCGTTATTGTACTGTGGCACAAACAACAAATGACCGGGTGTGACAGGATAACGATCACGAAACACAGCCACGTGATAGTCTGACAGTTCTGTCACACGGTCGTCCCAGGGTGCAATATCTTGTTGATATGCAATTTCTAAATCAGTCATAATAGTTTTCATTCAATTGGTAACGGAAAAACTCTTCCAGTCAAGCTGAATCTAGTATGTCCAGATTCTATGCCTTCTACACTATGATATCTGCTGGCATGCAATATGTGCCATTGATGTGTTGGAATAACAAAACTGTGTGTTATGGTAGTTTTATCATCTTCAAAAAAATTGGTCCTAACATTGCTTCCACCAGCGTCAATCAAATACGTTAATTTTACTTCAGTACCAACATCTTTGTGTGCAATGATATCGTTGTTCATAAACTGAAATCCCCAATGCATAGTGTCACAAATATTTTGCTTGCACCATGTATCTATCTGTTGGGTAAAATCGTCTGACCACTTGTAAGCACCGTTAAGATAGTTGGCCTTAAACGAGTATTGATCAAAATTGTAATTGAGGCTGTCTAAAATCTCAACTGGAATTTTAGGCAGATTCAGATATCTAATCACTCTTGATCCAAGGCCTCAATAGCATTGTCATATCCACGTTGGAAGTCGTCAGCATCTGCTTCGGCATCTTCCAGTTTCAAATAGGGGTTGAGGCATTTTTCGCCGGCCTTGGCCTGCTCATAGCCTTGTTGATAAGGCGCTTGTTCATAAGGAGTGATTTTCTTAGCCATTATTCTGCCCTTTCAATTTCAGTTGCTTCACGAACCAACACCAACAGTTCGTCTACAGTGTCAACGATGATCTTGGAAGTTTTCCAGTTGTCTTCATCGTCCCTACCGCTTACTTCAATCATGTAGCCATTGTCATACATGTTGATGCTAAAGTTTTCGTTAACTTTGACCAGCTTGTCGCTGAGTTTTTTTACAGACCCTTCAGTCTTTGTTTTTGCTTTTGATTTTGCCATTTGATTTTCCTCTGTAGTAAATGTAGTTAGTGCTTCAAATTCCAGTTTTAACTCTTCAAGAGCTAATAGTTCTGCTTTGGACACCATTGGTTTTCGTCCGGCCATTTAGATCTCCTCCAAATGGTATTGTGAGTAGGGATAGTTCGCTTGCAACCATTCCAACAATCCTTCTTCAACTGGAAATTGAATGTTGCCAGTATAATTAGTAATAATTATCATACGCAAACTTCCTCTTTGAGATATCGTTTGAGTTCTTTGTCATTGGGTTCTACAGTATAGTTCTTCTTGAAAAAAATTTCATAACTATCACTGCCGTATTTGCCAATGCCGTACAAATCGGTAGCATCATCACCATTCCAAGTCATGTAGTCTTGACTCATTTTTTTCAATCTGGTGTATCTTACATTAGCCATACCTAATGGTGCAATAATGCTTTTTACAAAATCTTCATCGGCTGCGATCAATGCTTCCGGCGTTGGGAACCAGTATAAAAATTCTGGCAAGGTTGTTTTTACAGATTTGCGGCCTGTTTGATTCAACATGATCACTCCAACCATGTGTTCCCATGAGTTAGAGATTTGTTGTTGAACCATCAGATCATCTCGTAATGCATGAAAAAATATCATCGTGGTGCAAAGTCCTGTTGTAGTTTGATGTTGTCAAAGAATTCTTTTTTTACACTTTGGTCTGATTTAAACGCACCGTGTAAAACTGTTGTTTGGGTGAGACTAGAGTGAGCCATGATACCGCGATTCTCACAACAACCATGGGTAGCTTGTATATAAACTGCAACATCCTTGGACCCGGTCGCGAATTCAATTTCGCGAGCAATATCCATACATAGCTCTTCTTGGAGAGTGCCTCGACGGGCACACCATTGCGCAATCCTGGTATACTTGGATAGACCAATAAGTTTGGGGCCAGCAATGATTCCAATATAAGCCACACCCGTAACAGGCTGGTGATGATGCGAACACATGCTCTTAAGCTCTGAACGCACCACAAGCATACCTTCGTATGCTCCGTCCGTATCGTTTGGGAAAGCCGTAGCATTAGGGCTCGTCTCATAGCGACCAGCCATAATTTCATTGAAGTACATTTTTGCAAGGCGTTGCGCCGTGCCTTGTGAGTTAGGATCATTTTCCCTGTCAATTAGTAGTGTATCGAGAACTTGTTCAAATGCTTGAGTGGCCTCCATAATCAAATGTTCACGATCTGACTCAGCAACATAATCACTGATGTTGTCACCAGCCCAGAATCTCTTGCCGTCTGCCTTCATGCGTTCGCGAAGGACTTGTGATAGATTTTTTTCCAATTGTTATTCTCCGAGTTATAAGACGTGGATGTCTATGTGTTAATTGTAAACTATTTAGATTGACTTGTCAATAGATTAATTGATTTGTGACCCATCTAATTAACCTATCTGCTATAACTTGATGGCCCAGTTGATTGGGATGGCCACCACTACTGCTAAACAATTCATGTCCTCGTTCCATACTGGTAAATTTCACTCCCAGTATGTCAGCACAAGTTACCTTGCCATTCTCATACATGTATCTAGTGTCTACTTCAGACCAAAATTTTATCTTTTGCCAGCCAGCAACAAATAGTGCATTTACCCTGGCTTCTCTGCAAATTCCTTGCACAGTCAAGATAGCAGTGTTCACAGCATAATCGTGTGCGGCATCGCTAGAAAAATACTTGTAATACAATTCGTTTAGATTGTGTTCTGTGGGATTGGCATTGGGCACAGCCACTCCGTTGGGTTGCAAATGTACCAGCCGATCATGCCAGGTCATGTGACGTTGTTGAGAAGTCAAAAACACCAATACAGTGTACCTATTGTCTGGATTTTCTCTTTCAGTGCGGTACTTGTCTAAAAAGCCTTTGAGTTGCAACACTGTGTGAGGAATGCTGGATCCAGGTACTGCAACATTATCCACACTGGTCACATTCAAACGGTCACCAATGATCTGGCCAAATGATTTTTCGCCTGGCTCAAGTTCTGCACCATATGCCCAACTGTCTCCTAAAATAGCAAGTCTATGAATCATTCTTATCAAACTCTGTTTCCACGCGGCTGTACCAAGCATCTACGTCTCGTGCATATTCTCTCAACAGATTATAGTTGTTTTCAATGCGTGTGGACAACTGTTGTTTTAACTCACAACATTGTCCCACAGTCAATTGATCTAGCCTGTGTATTTCTTTCAGCACAGCATGTAATCTCTGATCTTCATCTGTGATGTTGTCATAACTGTGTGTGACAATGTCATCAAACACATCAAACCCCAGTTTACGCACTTCAGCAACCAGACCAGGAACTGCAAACCAAATTGGAATTTGTCTCAAGCCAAATGCCTTGAATGTTTTTTCACTGATAAAATGACTGCGCCACACGCCAACATCAGACTGACTGCCAGACTCTGCAACAATATTGAACATGCAGGTTTTGAACATGCTGTTGGTTTGGTCATGTTCTAGCCCAGTTGATCGTTCCACAATCCCATCCAACAACAGCGGCAATTCTCTTGGTATAATTTCTCGGTATTCGTTGGTAATGTTATTGGCACCCATGCTACCAAAGCTGAGTCTGACACTAGAGATGTCCGTCAACCCAGCAGCAAGTCTAGCACGACTTATACTGGGCCTACGAATCAAACACAAAAACTTTGTGTCAATGCCAGTAGCGGCACCAGACGCATCAAGACGATCAAACCAACCGGCAAAATTTGTTAGAAAAGTAGGTTGCGACAGTGCTTTGTACGAAAGGCCATCAACGTCAACCACAGCGTTGAATACCACCAGGATATCTTCAACTGGTAGTGTTTGCAAATACGTAATTAGATTGCCGATCACTTTGTCACACTGGCCTTCGGCTCTAAAATCTACTATGAGTTTTTTGCCGTGCAAGTCGGCTCGTGACATTCCGCTGGTTGCTAAATCTTGTTCTACTCTAGGACCAGGGTTATCAAGATACCATTGTGCCATGTGCAATGCACCATAATGCACAAGATTGCGTCTTGAAAAACTAAACCACTTCATTCAACAATCTTGATATTTCTTAGATCAGGATATGGCACATACACAGGTTTAGGATTGTGTTCCTTGACACCTTGTAGCAATGCCACACCTTGAATGGCATCTTCAATACTGGGCTTGTAGTGATAGCCCACATGAAATGTCTTTTGGTCCTGCCAAGGTGCCACAGTCAAGTCTCTGCCATCATAGCGTTGGCGCAATATGGTTTCATATGCTTTTTTATCATCCAACAATATAGCACCACCATGCCCAATAGCCAATGGCTTTGTATGTCCAAAACTCAAACACTGCATGGTGCCTGGCCGATACATATCCTGTTCCAATCTGCGAGCTGAGTCCCAAATTCTAGTGTAAGTGAATTCATACTCGCCTTCCCAATGCTGCCAGTCAATATCGTGATAGACATAGTGAATGCCTAACTTGTGCATGGTCATAGGAATGCTCAAATAAGTGTAAGGTGTAAACTTACAAGCTCGTACTCGATCATATCGCAAGCAAAGTTCAATGGCATGTGTACAGCAATCAGTCATGATTGCATACGGTGCTCCTGTGAACTCTGCTAGTTCTTCTTCAAACTTTTTTATCTTGTCGAACATACCAGTTCCATGCGTGTTGAATCATGTCATCTAGCTCATAATGACGCCATGCTCCTGCTATCAAATTAAACTTTTCTGAACTGGCAGTAAGTACAGGAGGGTCACCGGCTCTACGCTTGCCAACAACAACATTCAATGGTTGTTGTGTTTCATCAAGTGCGGCTTCAATAATGCCGTGATTGCTTGTGCCCATGCTGGAGCCAAGATTGTAAACGCCCGCAGGGATTTTGTGATATAACGCCAGAACGTGGGCCCGGGCAATATCATCCACATGCACGTAATCACGCACACATGTACCATCCTCAGTGGGGAAATCGTTTCCGTTTAACACAAAATCTTTTTGATCCCTTATGCTTTCAAGCACTCTAGCAATAATATGTGTGGCACCAGGCTCTTGACCATGCCTGCCTTTGGGGTCTGCACCACATGCATTGAAATAGCGAAAACTAACATAGTCAAGACCGTATGCCCGGTGATAGCTTTCCAGCATCATGTCAATCATCAGTTTAGATTCGCCATAAGGACTAACAGGTTCGTTGGGATCCACTTCATGTATGGGATTCATGACGGGCTCACCGTATGTGGCTGCTGAACTTGAAAACACCAATCTACAACGAGGCATGCTTTGTTTAACAATATCCAACAACTTCAATGTTTTGGCCACATTGTTGTTGTAGTATTCTGAAGGGTTCTGTACTGAAGGCCCCACAAGGCTGGTGCCAGCACAATGAATGATAGCATTGGGTTGCTTTTGTATGATCCAACTCAGTGCTACATCACTTGCAAAGTCCTGATACAAGAATCCATCGGGCACACCTCTAAGATGTTCAGGAGGCTGTCTGCGATCAATGCCGTATACTTCATGCCCGGCATCTTTCAATGCCAGCATGGTCTGACCACCAATGTACCCGGCTGATCCAGTTACAATTACAATCATTTTTCAATCTTTACAACTTGATATTTTTCGTGAGAAGCGTGGTCACGATAGCGGTTGCCCGCTCTATTCCATTGCTCACCGCTACCACTAATAATATCAATAACGCGATCCACAGTGGCATTGTTCCAATCTGAAATAAGTCCCATGTTGTGGTGCGGCTCGCGAAGTAGGTTTTGCATTTTGTGATAAGCATCATCTATGCTCCAGGGAATATACAGTCTATTGGGATCGTTCGCGAAGGTTTCAGGAAAACTGCGATACGCTGGATATAGCACATTGCATCCAACAGTATCGGCCTCTGATACGGTGTTTGAAACCCAATCTTGTAAAGCACAATTAAACAACACACGAGTATTGTTGAGATGACTATAGTATTCATTCTTGCTTATATTGTCGTAGATCTTGAGCTTGCCTTCTGCCTCCATACGGAGGGCACGTTCAATATAGTCTGGATTGTTGGATCGGAGAGGTCCGCCACTGTATATTGCAAACTCACACGGTTCGGAGGTAAGCTCACCATACATCTCAATAAGGTCCATGAAGAATCCAGGTTGTTTTTCCTGATCGAAACGGGCTGCAAAACCCACTCGTCTCGGTCTTTCAGCAAACGGCGTGATATTCTCTGTACCGCCAATTCTTTCCAGAACCTCTGATTTTCCAAATGCCAGACCGGAAATGTTGTAGATTGGAGCAGTCCATCCAGCGATGCGCATGTGCGCGACCATTTCTTCATTGGTAGCCAATACTGCACCCCCCGAGAAAGCCACCATCTCATTGACCATTTGTTCATACAAGTTCATCCACTTTGCCATACCCCACACATGCACAAAGTCATCAGGATCAATGGCCTGTGCCAAACAACGAACATAAATCTTTGGACATTGTTCTTGTGGAATCTGATTCATGATGTAACCAAGGCTTTCAAAGCCCGGCTGGAACATGTCTTCAAAGTAGATCACATCGTCACCGGTAACATCGCCGTTCTTCATGAGCTGAACCAAGTTCATCATTTGGCTCATGGCAAAGAAACTGCGTCCGTGTGCGTCTAACACTTGACCTACTGAGATAGCTTGTGTGTTGTCAATTGTAGTGCCAGGCACATACACAACATCAAGACCTCTGCGGTCAAACACACGTCGATTCCACTCTGTGAGTTGTAGTGTGTAGCGGGCTTCATAACTTTCCAAGCCCATGTAAAATAGTTTTCTCATTGATGTTCCTGTAAAAATTTTATCACTGTGGGTTTTAAATGTTCTGCAAACAGTACATTGCCTTTGAAGTTTGGATGAACATTGTTGAACAAATCTTGTGTTTCAAGTTGTTTCCAAAAAAAGAATGTGTCCCACACACTGTCTACCAAACTTGGTTCTGGATCGATGTTAGGGGTTTCGTGCATGAACCTGTGTATAACTTCAGCACCCCAACAATGATGCATATCAAATTCTGTGCCATCGTTTAGTATAACACAAACCGACCCATTATTAATAGTCATTCCGGCTTTGTCTGCTAGAAATTTTTGCCAGGAAAGATGTCCTATAGTAATGTTTGGATAATTGCAATTAACAATGTCACTGTGTGCTCCAATTAACAACACAGGTTTATTTAAACTGTTGATTTTGTTCAGACAAAATTGATTGCATTCTTCCCAAATATCTTTCCAGTCTGAACGCTGAATAAATTCTTTGAAAGTTAACTTAGTTGCATCTTGTAAACACAAAATAGGTTCATTATAGATCCAAATTACAGGTACATTAGGCGATCGTACCAATCTAATATAACTTCCCAACACACTAGTTCCAGATTGAGCATGGTCATAGAACTCAAACCCCCATTCCTTGGCAAGATTAGTTGTTGGTACATCCAGCGGCCAACTAGATGCCGCCCAACTTGGTCCAGTGTATGTAAATTTTGCAAAGCGACGAGTGTCTTCGTCCCACATGTTCTTGGCATTCTTGCCTTGTGAAAACTTGTTGAACTGCTGCCAGGCATAACTCTTAAAGTTATACAAATCGGCTTCGTTGTAACGATAACCGTAGTCTTGGCAGAACTCCTGGAAGTGCTCAAGATGCTCAAAGAGCTCGGCCACACGTGGGTTAGATTTAATAGCGATTTTTGCCATTTTGTTTCCTATTAGATAGCAATGTTAATACTAGGGCGGTGAGTTTCATACTTAATAAGAGCTCCGTTTTCACCATCTTCGGAGACCTCAATCCAGACTGAGCGTTCTGGATACCGTGCGGCAATTTGCAAATACAAATCGTCTGACATCATTTCACATGACTTGTAGTCGAGTTGGACGGTTCCTGACTCGTAGAGTTTTTGTAGCCATCGTTTGAACTGGATGAATTCAATGTCTCGATCATTGTGTACAACATCAATCCACACCCGGAAGTGGAAGATATGACGGTGAGGAGTACCAAGGAAACTAACATCATACTCATCGCCCGTCTTAAGGGCTGGATCTGTTGCGGCTGCGGGGTAGAAGTGGATGCCTTCTTTTTGGAAGGTAACCCAGATTCTTCTTTGTGCGGCATATTTGATTCTTTCAATTTGTTCACGTTCATCTTGTATCATTTGATTACTTCATCCTTTGTGTATTGGTCCCAAGAGGTAAATGTTTTTCTATCCAGCAAGTCATGCAGGCTGTGACACCATACTCCTGGGTTGGTTGCTTTGAAATCTTTGTCGTCTAGCTTGATAGTGGCATTGTAGCCTAGCAGTTTAATATAAGGCAGTTTCACTGAAATCATAGGAACAAATTGTGCTTGTTCGCACAAGCTACCTTCGCACAATCCTTCCACAGCACTTGAATCAAGATCCAAGGTACACCAGTATCCTCGATCCAGCCACGGTTGAATCATCTGTTCCCAGGCAGTCCAGACTCCAGCATCGTTCATAGTGGGGTTTGGAAAACTTTGATTGGCGCCAAAGTAGATGTGTGTGATTGGATTTTTACTCTTGTGGTCTGACTCACCCAGTTGCCACATGATTTGATCTGCATCTTGCAGTCCGACCACAAACAATGTACGGTGACCGGCTACAGGACTGGCCTCAACTTCTGTACCTACAAAGAAATTGGTATCTTCGTGTCCGGGTCTATTCATAATGTAATCTCAAATAAGTTAGATAAATGTTTGTTGTTTGCTTTTTTGTCTGTCTTAGTTTTTTTCATGCCAGGGTGTACCTTTTTATTTTTAAATTCAGTAGCATCAAAAATTGATCTTGGCACAAAGAAACGATCCATAACTCCAGATACTTTGGTATAACTTTTACCAAGGTCATTGCCGTTAAAATCACACATCACATAATCACCTAACCCCATCATAAGATTGATAATATCATTGCAAGTGTACCCAAATCGTTTACAATGTGTATCTCGCAGTTCGACCTGAACCACGGGTTGATACTTAGCAATGGTTTGTGTTGCACCTTCTAATGCAAACAGTTCAGAACCTTCAATATCAATCTTAATAAGATCAACATTTTCAAACCCAAAACTGTCAAGTGTGCGTTGCTCTGCAGTCTGTGTGGGATTGTTGGTAGTTTTGCCATCAAGTAACACAGCATCACCGCGACTGCACTCGTTGGTTTTTTGTTCCATGGTAATAATTCCAGCGACTTTACCTAATGCATATTCAAAAAACTCAATCTCTCCTATCAAGTCAAGACTGGCAAATGTGCCATTGGGGAACTTGAACCAGCCATCTGGACGATCCGGCTGATGTCTTACTTGTTGCAGTTTGCTATCCCAATAACGACCTTGAAGTTTTGCATTTTTTGCAATGTCTACATTGAGTTTCATTAGTTCCATGCTAGACTGCATGGGCTCAAAGGTTTTTACATGTTGGCACCAGGTGGCATATTCAATTGCGTTCATGCCAATGTTGCCACCAATGTCAATTACAGTTCTTGCATTAGGTAGCAAGCGACGATTCATTACCAAATTGCGAGCCTGGTATGGACCGTTTTCTCTTGCCATACGCTGTTCATAAAGTTTGTCATTGTCCCAGATCCAATATTGCCTGCCTATGCGGTTTGTTACTAGTTTTTTGTTGTTGATATCAAATAGTTGTGCCATGTTGTTGCCTTATAAAGAAATCCTGCATACATATTTAACAGTATACAGGATCACGAGAGAGAAAGCAAGAGTTACTTCTTCTTTTTCCAACGATCTTTGAAGGCATCAGGGCACCATCTGGTTGCAATTTCCATTGGATCATTTTGAGCCAATACATCTAATGCTTCAGGAGTCAAATCGATTAACTTGCGTTCTGTCGAACCAGGAGTTATATTGTAGAGACTCTGCTTTGTTTCTTCCCTAACATCTTCAAAATTTGAATCAGGAAGATCTTCAAACAAGCAAATAAATTCCTTGTAGTAAGAATTACGATTCCATCTATTATAGGTTACTTCTTGTATTGTTGCATTGGTTACGTCAATGAATCTTCCGTCAACATACTGTAACACTCCGTCGTTATATTTTTCAAACGGACGTAAATTTTCGTTAGTAGTGGGACCACCGTGTGTTCTTTCTGACGTATGAACGGTCGTTGCTAAAGCATGATTCATTGCATATCTAGCCATGTCTTTAGGGCTGACTCTCCTGCTGTTTTCGATCACTTCTCGAATTAAATCTTTTTCAATTTGTTTAATAGGATATGTGTGCTCGCAATGCCATTCATTGGCAAAGTTATCACCTGATAAACCGGCCAACCCTAGCTCATGCATTCTTCCAATGGCCTTGCCAGTGATTAGATCTGTACCGCTATTGCCGGTAGCATGTTGTAATCCCATAACATCTGAATGAAATTTTCTGATACCGCCATTACTCCAATGCACAGTGTCACCAGAAATGCTCGCCTGGTTATATTCAGGTCCTGCGGCAAAACCACCATTGAAAAATCTTTTGTAATAGCAATATTCTTTGAGTTCTTCGATTGTGCGGGCTTTAACATGATTAGCAAATTTTCGCAAGTCGCCGGCCATAAATGCTAATCTTACACCGGCCGTTATAGCCTTTAGAACGGCTTTGTTGGGATCTTGTGCAAGTAGTTTCTGAATATTCAAAACCAACTCCTAAGTTGTTACAATGCACACACTATAACACAAGAACAATTTTGAGTCAATCAAATTGTTAAAATAAAAGTATTATATTTCTGTGCTCAGGTTGTCCAATTTGTCACTGTCCAAATCTACTTCGTCGGGCTCCGACTCACTGTCCTCATATTCAAACAATGCATTGAATTGAGTAGTAGCATTCACAGTCTTCTTGCCCTTAAAGCCTCGTGTGCCCACAATCTCCATCCAATATGTACTGTATTTCTCAACAATAGATTCGGCTTGTTCTCTTGTGGGTGCAGTGAAAATATCTTCCACAATGTCTTCAAAGTAAGCATAGTCACCAGTGCTACGACGCATCATGGCAGGATGTTCTCCTGCATCAAAACGTCTATTGGCTTCTTGTACTGCGGTCAAGTGCATCCAGACATTATGGCCCATGAGTAAAGCATATGAGAAACTGTCCCACGATGTCTTGCCTTCTTTACCATTTTTATTTAGGTCGCCTGGCTTGTAGATACAGATGTCTTTCATCTTGAGAAGTTTGCTTATGGGGCTATCTTCCCAACGTGGTACTACTCCATCGGCAACTATACTTGTACCCCAGGCACGTGTGTCAGTGGCGTACTTTTTGTCGTCGGCTGTAGGAGCCATGCGATACGACCATTTTGAGTTGTTTTCAAAGACATTTTCAAAGTAGACCTGTCCGTTTGCTGTTGCAAGGAACGGACTGGCGCAGTCAAACGAGATTGTGAAGTTTGGATTGACATATTTTCTCACGGCCCTTTGGATTACAGTTAATAAAACAGCCCACTCCAGTTTGGAGGTTCCCAAGAAGTGCATCCAATCATGGACACCTTCTTGAAGTAAATTGTCATAGCGCAATGCCACAATACGTTTGAGTACCAAGTGAACATCACACATGTTTTGTCCGCCCATGGCCCAGCCATTGAAATGCGTATCTGGATATTTTTGTGGATCGCAATAATCCTTCATCATCTGATACCATTCTTCTGCATGAGTATGGTTACCACCTTGCAACACATTCAAGAACTTGGTACCACCGTTTGCCACACCCTTGCGATGTTTCATGAAGTATTCGTTGTTGTAATGTGTTGCCTTGACTGCCTCATCCAAAGTGCTAATGCCAGACTTCCATCCATTCTTTTCATTGATAACAAAACTTGGAATATCAAGTGTCATAGCATAGTCTGCTATACCATCTAACCAGGCTAGTGCTTGTTCTCGTTTGGCCTGAGCCTTGGCACAACCTGAGTTGGCTCGCCAATCACCTTCCCACACACCTTTAGCAATCTGGAAACCACCAGAGTCGCCCAGCATGATTGTGCCAGGCTCTCTGTTCCGTACCATGTCTTCTGACCAGTCTTGTTTAGCAAGATCGAGATTTGCATGCCCTCCAGAGTATAGGGACCAACGGTAAGGGAAAAGTGCTTTGGTAGAGTTAAGCCAATTAAGTTGCTCCATGTCACTAAGGCCCTGAGGCAATCTCGCCGGATCCACATATGGTTCATTCCTTTGCTTGCCTATGAACGTGGCATAGAACCCGCTGATGGCCGGAAGGAACACAGCGTAGTCCGATTGCTTGGCAGTTAAGTCGTCTTGGGTCATGCTTGGTAAAAGTTTACTGTTTCAAATAGTTCACAGTCCTCTTTATAGAAACTGCGAAGTCTATTTAGATAGTCTGGATTGCTTGAAAGTTTTTCATTGATACGATCTACTATATTTTGTTGTAACTCTGTAGTGAACAATTCTGTCACTGTGGGGTTGATCTTTTTAGTAATATTAAACACATTGGTAGGATCTTGATCTTCTGTTGTGAGATTAAACGGTGTACCAGTAAACTGTTCCATCATCTTGCCAAAGTTTTTGGCCAGCTCATCATCACACCGTAACCAAGTGATCTTAGAATGATCGATACCTTTAATAAAATCACATTGTGGTTGAGTGTGACTGTCGAACATTACAGTATCGAATATCATATCCCAATCAACATTGTTTATATGCAATGGATGTTCTGGATCCCATCCTTGCAGATACTGTGCTAGTCCAGTCACCCACCGATTGATAGGATCTCTAAGTATCACAGCATACTGGGCATTCTGTAAATGTTCTGACCATGTTGAAACGTTGATATTGTATTGTGTTGGAATATCTTCGTAAAATTTTTGTGTACGGTAGTTAAACAAATATCCCGGTGTATGATGCTTGGTCCAGCTGCTGGCATTTTTAGGAATGTGAACGTAAATCAAACATCTTGATGGATTATCTTTGACAATGCAATAGCTTTGTCCATTCCCAGCTTGGTTAGGTCCTGCCGGATCACCATCATCAACAAATTTAGGTCCTGTTGGTTTTTTAAACATATCACTTGCTTTGTGCTGGTAAGATATAATTGTAAACAGCAATGCCACTATCCACCGTGATCTTGGCAGCACCATCATCACTGATACGAACGGTCTTGTCCCCAGTCAATGACAGGATACTCATGACTTGTTGAGCAGGCCACGACCAAGCACGTTTCAATTGACCATTTACACCTGGGTGGAACACAAAGTTACCAGCATGTGTGCTATGATCACCAAAGAAAAACTTCAAGTCTCCGTTTTCAGTCTTGGCCTGGAAATGTGGTTCTTCAGCATTGGCCTGTGCTTGCATACGCAGGCGTTGGATGGCAGCCACAGTGGGTTCAAATTCAATGTGCCAGTTTACACCTTTGAACTTGGGCGTCTTGAGTTTTTCAGTCACAATGGCTTCGGCCATGAAACGATAGTTGTTTTGAAAATCGCCTGCGGCATTTTCAAACTTGATGCCATCTGGCTCGCCGCCTGCTCGGCGACTCAAGCTGAGTTTGGCGTTTTCTTTGTACTCCTGCAAGTTCAACAGAATTTTGATCTTGGCCAAGTTTGGCATGCCAAATGTGCCCACAAAGTCTGGATGTGGATTTTTGAATTCACCTTCCACAACCACGCTCATGTCTTCAGCAAGGCCTACAATTTGTGTGGCTTTGTCATCGCCTACAATCTTGATCAAATCAATGCAGCCAAGATCGTGTGTGTGTTGTACTAAGTCTAATAGATAATCTCTCATTTTGTATACTCCTAATGTTTAAGTTTAACAGGTTTATTTAGAATTTGCAACTATTCTGGCTAATGTTTGTCCGCCTCTAAGCGAATCTATTTCTCCAGGTTTTTGGAACTCAAACCATGCAACGTCAGCAGGGCCATTGTGACGATGCATGAGCTCAAATCCCAATGTTTCAGCATGTTCTTGAATCAACGATCCTGGAGTGTAGCACATGTAACTGCGCTCGGCCAATGCAACTCCGTGAGCACGATCACAGTCGTTGTAGGTAAAAAACACCACTCCGCCAGGCCGAAGTTTTTTCCACAGCTCATCCAAGTACTGACATATCAATTCCAATGGTTTGTAATTGAAGTAATTGTAAGCAAAGCAATATCCAAACTGAGCATCTGGCAACAGTGCAAGTATTGGTTTGCCTAGAATCTCTTCAGCTGTGTATAATCTCAGTCTACGTCGATATTCTTCAGTAAATCCTTGACAGGCAGGTTCTAGCAATTCAAGATTGTTGTCAATCATGTACAACGGGTCCAATGGTACCAATTGCTCCACGTGTTGTTCCAGTGCTGGTCTGAAAATCAATCCAGGCACACGCCAATCTGTGTAGCGTAAAATTCTACCTTGTAGTAGTTCAGCACTTTCGGGATCGCAACGTAGCCTACGATTAAGAATGTGTTCGGTAGTGTCATAACACATTTCATGCTGGAACAATCTCAAACTTTCACGCAAGTATTCTGGATGCTGTGCAGTCATAGCGTCAATCACGTGACTGCGTATAGCGTCAATGGTATGATTGAATTGCTGGAAACTTTCATTAATTTTGTTACCATTGGCAATGATGCCTTGTGTAAATTTGTTAAATTGCACATTGTGGTTGGCAATTTTGTGTATCACAGCATCAAGTCTGTGACGGGCTTCTTGATGAATTTGACCTAACTCAAATTCATCAATGTGGTTCAAGTAATCAACAAGTTCGCTCAGTTTCATTCGAATGAAAATAGTGATGTAAAAGTATTTTCTGTGTTGGTAGCAGACGCAAGGTCCCATTCCAACACACCCAGCAAGTTGTCGACCTTTTGATCCACAACAGTTGCTTCCATTAGCCCATCGTCAAACGGCAGTTCAGTAAACCATGCAGGCAATCTTTGCTCATCTGTAGGATAGCCAATTGATGTCCATCCAAGTGCATTTGATTTGAGTTTGCACACAATGGTTTTCATACCATCCACAACCTGCATTGAGTAGTTGTCTGAATTCATTCTACGCATTTGATTCCAATTCATTGCGGCACGAACGTGTCCTGGCATGTTTGCTTTGCCCAGGCGTGCTTCCTCTGCCGCATATTTGGTCAAGTTGTTCACACGCTTAGGCGATCCTTTTTCCCAGCCTGGACGCTCTTTAAACTCATACTTGAATTCTCTAATGCGTTCAATGATCTCATCTCGTTGTGTACCTGCCAGTACTTTATTTAGAATTTCTAACAGGAAGTCTTGAATTACTTTGGGGGTATCTGAACGCTTGAGATCCAAGCCCATGGCCTTGGTCTTGCCAATCTTGCCGTCTACATCCAGTCGCTTGCCTTCCAAGTCAATGATGTTCACAGCATAACGCTTCTTGGTAATGAACAAACTGCGGTCAGCAACCAGTTCACGACCTGCTTTGATCAACGCACCCATGTCTCGGGGACAATGGAACGCCTGTTCCATAAACGCTGGAAAGCTCTCATTCACTTGATCAGCAATTGAGTCGTACAGTTGGATGCAGATTTCTTTTGACCATTCCATCCGTCCTTCTGCAACTTCTTTTTCCAGTATGGGCCACGCAGAAAAATAGCATGAGTCTGTATCACCATAGATGATGGCCTTGCCTGTGTGATCATATTCGCCTGTGATGCACTCATTGATGTGAGCATCCATGTGCTTGGCAATACTTCGACCTGCCAGTGTGGTTGACTGCCCAATACGCTTGTCAAAGAATCTACAGCCTGGATTCAAAATAGCACCATACAAGCTATTCAAGTTAATCTTCTTGACCAATTGACGTTTGTCCCAGAACGCAATCTCTTTGGGATCCTTGGTCTGCTTCTTCTTGGCTTGCAGTTCTTGTCGTTCACGATACCAGCGTTCCAGCAGGCCAGGGATGATACCTTTCTTCTCGTAAGTGAGAATGGTACCATTGGCAGTAAGGATCCAAGGTTGATTTGAGTCAAAGATCATGTGCCAGATTTCCATAGCAGAGTGTACTGACTCTTCGCCACCTTCCCAGTCAATGGTAATTTCTGTACCACGTTGCTGTTCCATCACAGCAGTATACTCTAAACTGGCAAACAAGCCTTCCCATGCAGCCGCAAAACTTTGTCCCTTGGCCATGTTGGATTTGATCAACTGATCAGTCATGGTTTGCCGCAATTGGCCCACCACAGTTTCTGGACCCATGTTCATGGCACGAATTGCAGATGGATATAGACTGTTGATGTCCACTGACCCAATCCACATGTGCAGGCCCTTTTTAGGATATGCCACATAAGCACCTGCGGCCTGGGTGTCATCATCTGTAAGGCGTTGCTTACGATTGGGCACAACCATTCCACGCTCGTGTGCTTCATTGATAATGGCCTGTTCAGTCACTGCCACAGCACCCATTGTGGTTTGTAGCAACACAGTATTGGCGTGTGCCAGTTCATTGGCTAGGTCCAAGAAACGCAATTTCTTGTCTAACTTGGCAATGATCATGGTGTCTTGGCGGTTGTACTCAATAAACTTTTTGAAGTGCTGGTTGTACAACTGATCCAGTGTGCCTTCAAATTGTGTTTTGCGTTCACCCAGCTCGTACTCGCCGATAGCATCCAAACTATATGAGTGGCGTTCCTCGTATGTGTACTTGCGATACAACTGCATGTAGTCCATATGCACACGACCGACTAAGTCGTAAGTTTGATTCTCTGCGCCAAAGCGTTCAAACATTCTTTGCTTGGGAAACTGTCCCCACAAACAAAAGCGTCGTGTGTCATCCTTGCTGAGTATTCTTGTGGTACGATTTACTGTGTAAGGAATGTCGTAACCTTCTGAGTTCCAACCTGTAAGTACATCCGCACCTTCAATCACATCCAAGAACATTTTGATCATGTCTTCTTCACGCTCAAACAAGATGGTATTTTCAAACTCGGCCACCAGCTCTTGTGCAGTATCCCAGCTTAGATGTTTAGGCGGCACCGCCAGTGTGATCATCTGATCCAGCCAATCTAAATATACAGATATAGCAGTGATAGGATTGAAGGGATCTGCCACAGGCGAGAATCCACGCTCTGCATCAAACGCAACTTCGATGTCAAAAAATGCTGTGTGCAGTTCTGGAGCATCTTGGTCTTTGTAGTTCTCTTCCAAACATCTAAAGATAGGATTGATGTCTGATTCATACAACTGCTTGCCCGACTGGCTGCGAACTTCCTTGCGAAATTCTTTGTTGTTGCGCGATGAGAATCTATTTACAGGTGTGCCGTAGATGCTTTGAAACTTGCCTCTAGGATCGTCATAATAGAAAATGTAGTTGGCAGGATATTCCTTGTAGACTCGTTCGCCATCGCGGCGTTCTACTACATGTATGCGATCGTGTTCACGATCAAAAAGTGCGTCGATATAACTCATTGTTCTCCGTTTGTGGCCGGTAAGCCATGATTCATGCTCGTAACGAGAGCGACTCGCAGATATTTATATTAGACAGTGTGTTGACAGGAAATCTTATCATGCTCGACTCAAGTCGTTTGTGATACAGTGTATACCAGCGTCCCAAAAATAACGATGCCTAAACGGCGACACATGAACTTCAATACCGTGTCTAGCACAGGCTTTTTCAACTTGATCATTGTGGCTGGATACCACAATGTTCTTTTGATCTATCACAAGTATGTTGACATCAAACACAGTTTCACTAGCATTGCCTACCCAAGACTCAAAGTAATGTTCAACCATGTGTACAAGATTAGGATCTGATTCAAAGCCCGGAATGTTCCAGCGGCCTCGATTGTGCTTCATGCTGGCTCGAAATTCCGCAGTGTCTGCATAATCACTTGGTGGCAAGTACACCACTTCCCATCCAGGAAAAGTGTCTGCGTAAGTTGGCACATCTCGTAGGCTAATGATCAATCCAGGAGTAACTGGGCAATAGGTAGCATCTCCGTGACCGCCAGCATTCACAATGCGATTGCGTGTGCGCGGGAACAGTTGATTGACTTTGGCCAACAGTTGTGTTTGATCTTCATCATAACTTTGAGTGGCAAAATACAAGTCTTGACCAATGCGACTCACAAAGCATCCTGACACTACATCAAGATCTGTATGTCGTACTGTGTTGCCTTGTGACAACACATGCTCAACGACGTTTTGATAACAACTCAATTTAGCACGATGTTGTGCAAGATCTCTATGTTGAAATTCTGTCCAAGTCAGTTCAGTTTGATTGGCGTATGCTCTTTGAGCATGTGAGCTGTTTGGCTGTTGCGGAACCCACAGTTCATCATGAATCATGATGAAATAATCTCTTGGAGTTACAGGCGGTGGCACCCAATGATCATGAATTTTCAAAGCACTGAGATCCTCAGGCAGTTGAGGCCGCAACACACGGATTCCGAACCGGCTTTGCAATAGTGCAATAAGGGCTTGATAATCTTGTTCAGTTTCTTCTGCCAACGTTTGGAAACGTTGGCGTGTGTTGCGATCTTGGATCCAATAGTAATAATCCGGCGGGTACGTCATACCGACCACGCATACCTGTAATGGATCCCAGTGTTGAAAAACTTGATAGCTCAAAGAGTTTTACCAACTGTTTCTAAAATAGTTTCCAGGGTTTCGTGATCCTGTTTGGCTTTGCCAAATTCAGCTTTGTGTGCCAGCTTGATTGCTTTTTTAAGTACAGCAGGCTTGATTTCCAGTTCTTCAGCCACAGCCTTGATGGTGTCAGTAAGTCCGCCGTTGAGAGTTTCAATTTCGTGCATGACTTGCATGCCTTCGTTGATGATCTGAGTGAGTTTGAGTTTTTGCTCGCCGTTAAATGTTTTGCCGCTCATAGAGCCTCCTAAAACAATAGTATATAGATTTATTTAAAGAAAGTCAATGTATGGTTGCTCGTTTTGGATCATTGGGTAGCGAATCCAATGACCCGGGCAGAAGCCGCCCACTCGGTCCTAAGGCCAGAGTTCTTATGTACGACGGATTTGTTTGATTAGGTGGCGGCTTGGATCAAAGTTTTTGCTCCAAGTCAAAGTTTCTGCAACAATCTTCTCTCTTAGTTTTTTCTTTTTAGTCTTTGTGGGCAGAGTTTTTGTTTGCTTTGTAGGCAGTTTGACCTTGCGACCTGTGTATCCAGGAACCTTGCCGGCTGCTCCTGAGCCAGAGGCGTCTGCTGGAGCAGGTGCGGGTGGTCTACTAGCTCTTTTTGCTATCTCAGCATCAAGAACTGCTTTCATTTTTGGATGTAAATCTGTTCTTGCGGCAAATCTGGATAATACTTCATCAGGTCCTTTCTGAACATCTCTAACTAAATTAGCTATTTGAACATCACTTGGTTCATGTGCTGTCGCTCCTGGTGCTGGCGCTGGTGCTGGAGCAGGCTCTGCTGCTGTGACTCCCAGTTGATTTACAAAACTCAACAATGCTTTGGCATCTTCTACTGACAGATTGGCCAATTCAACTTGTATATCGTCCCAGCTCAATTCGCCTTGCCCTACATACTTGGTACCAGCTTGTTTGCCTTTAGCGTATGCTTGTGACATTCCAGTGAATGCACCTCTTGTGGCACCAGCAGCAGTTGAAAGCGCACGTGGTGTTGCAGCAATTGCTGAACCTGTGGTTTTTAGAGCTTGTTTGCCCATGTCGTATGCTTGGCTCATTCTGCTTTTGTTTGGTACCACAGGTGCGACTGTAGGAGGCAAACGTTCTTCCAATGCACCAGCGGCCTTTTTAGACAATATCTGTTTGACTATTTCCAACTGCTTGGCGTCAAGAGCTTGAATGGATTGCACTAGAGGTTTGTTTTGCATCACTTGTGATGCGGCAATTTTGGCATACAACGGATCGCTTGGAGAAATCTTTTGTCCACCAATGCTGACTGTTTCAGGCTTGCCACCAGTTGGGGTTCCTGCAATTGCTGATCCCAATGCACCGGTTGCGGGTTCTGCAGTAGGTTCTGTGCCAGCATCACCAGCAGGTGTTGATGACAGTGCTTCAAGTTCTTTGTTTAGCGCATTGCGTCTTGTTTTGTAGGCTGCATCTAAATTGCGCAGTTCTGTTTTGACTGTGTCAGCATCTCGTGTGGCTGCTGCGCCACCGCCACCGCCAGAAGCAGCAGGTGCAGGTGTTGCTGTTGCACTACCACCTGACGGCCCAGAAAAATCACTAGGCACATAGGGCTTGCCGGTACGAGGATTAATCGTATTAGATCCAATTGGCATTTCTGCTTTACCGCCGGCCTTGGCGCCAGATGTGTCACCATAGGCTGCGCCGGGCACTGTGCTGCCAGCATCATCTTCGCCACCAATGCCTTTTACTGATCCACGATAACCTTTTTTAATTGCTCGACCCAGGCCTTGCGGAATACCTGCCACAGCGCCTGCTGTTTTACCAATGCCGCCGACAAGGCCGCCAATGCCTCGACCAACCTGGTCCAGGCTAATTTCGTCAAGCTGTTGCTCGTTGATTGTGGTAGTTGGTTTGATTAGATCAGTGTATATCATTTTAGCGTTCATCCAAATAATCTTGTTGGCTTGTTTGTTGAGCCTGTTGTTTCATTGCTCTGCGTTTTTGAAACAACTTTACTGCCATGTCAGCATGGTCTAGGTTTTTAAATTTGCTGGGCATGGATCTATTACCTTGCCGCAGTTCAAATCCATCCTTTTCGTTGCCATAACATTCAAAGGTAACACCATATTCCATGGCGTAACTTTTTACCGGAGCAGATGATGTTTCTGACATGTCATTGATAGGCTGTTGTGGGTTGCCTAGCTGAGTGTCTACTTTGTCCTCGATGCCATGCACTGTGCTGGGATCTGTCAACTCGTAGTCATCTTCTTCAATTTCTTCTTCGGCTTGACCTTTTTCCACAGCGTCAACTGCTTTGTCTTTGAGTTCACGATCAACTCGAACTTTTTGTTCCAACTGATCAAGATATTGTGTAAGGTCCTTCTTGACCTTGCTCAACATATCTTCTTCAACTTCTTGCATGGCTTCTTCTAGTGCGGATTTTCTGGGCTCTACAGAATCACCCACCATGTATCCATCCATTGGATGTGCTGGATCTTTTTTGGCACGCAACGCAGGACTGGCTGATTTAGGCTTGAACAGCGCAGGCAACTGTGGCACACCTTTTTGTTGTGTGTTAAGCCCATGCTTGACGCCTACTGGCGTAAGTTTACCTTCTACCGCCGCAAGGCGTTCCAGTATTGATCTAATGTCCGAACTCATGCTCTTTCTTCTTTCAGGTAACTTCTCAGCATCCAGCCATGCTTTTGATGAGCATCGATGCGTTCAGCAATGAAGTTAGCAATACCTTGTTGGTTTTCTTCAGTTGCTACTTGGAAGACTTGATTGAGAAGATCCAACATTTGGCCGTTGTTGGCCAAGAGTTCTTCTAGCATGAGTCGGGCACGTGGAATTTTTGTTTGGCCCTGTATTTTTGTTAATTCTACAAATCGTTCAAAACTACCAGGAGCATAGTCGCCCAGGGCACGTATGTATTCTGCTGTGGGATCTGTAGCACCATAAACATCGTCATGGATTGCGTCAAAGAAAGCGTGAAGCTGGCCAAAGTCTGGGCCTTCAACGTTCCAGTGGAACTGTTTGGCTTTGAGAGCAAAAGCCTCCTCAGTTGCCAGGAGTGTTTTTAAAGCGTCCGCTAACATTCTTATTCCTTTTGTATTCCTTGGGCGTGTTAGGCGTAGGATCAGTTGTATATTTACCACTCAACAAGGATCCGCCTGATCTTGACACCATGCCTAAGGCCTGGCTCACAGGTGCTATACTACCAGCACTGGTGCCGCCCACTGACGCATTTTCCATGATTTCTTGAATTTTCATTATAGTATTTCCAACTCGCCGCCGCTGTCTATCATGCCCGGGCCATCAACCACACGCCAATTCAGCTGCTGTATTGACGCTAATGTTCCAGGCAATAATTCATAGCGCAACTTGTACTTACCTGGTTCTGCGGCAATTTGAAAAGACTCTTCCAAATGCTGATCACGCCAAACCCAGGTGCGTTCGGTAAACAATTCATTATTGACATAAGCTCGGTAGGTTGGAGGGTCAGTCCAACCTTGGCAATAAACTTCTAAATATTGCATGCTAAAATTGAATGATATACGCAAAGTGCATGTGGAATTGACCACTAGATGCAATGCCAGATGCCCCATGTGCATGAGAAACTATCGAGGGTATGATTACAATAGTGGATATCCGCTGTGTGAACTCAGTGTTGGAGATTTCAAGAAAATTCTAACTCCTAACGTTTTAGCACAACTAATTCAGCCCGATCCGCCCATTGGAGATCGTGTGCCAATCATATATGAATTTAGAGGTGTGGCATTCAATGGAAATCTGGGTGATTTTGCTTCTGCACGTGATGCTGTTGAAATAGTAGAATACCTGGTAGAGCATCAGGTACCTGTTATTATCAATACCAATGGTTCTGTGCGCAGTCCAGAATGGTGGGCAAGACTGGCTCTACCCAAAGTTACAGTGGGTTTTGCCATTGATGGCCTAGCAGACACGCATCATTTGTATCGCCAAGACACAGACTGGCATAGAATAATTTCACATGCTCAAGCACTGATCAACGCTGGTGGACAAGCTGTATGGAGGTTTGTGCCGTTTGATCATAACCGTCATCAGGAACAGGCCTGCAGAGATATGGCTGCCCAAATGGGCTTTGCAAAGTTTGAAAATATCTATGATGGAAGAGATCGCACGTCGGTATACAATCGAGACGGCACATTCAGTCACAAGATTGGTCCAGACCCTGGCGGTCTTACCAATCAAACAGTGCATCCTTTTTTGGAAAGTCATATCACTTGGTACGATGCCAAAACAATCACACATCACAAAGATACTCCTGTGCTAGACATGCAGTGTCATCACAAACGCAATCGAGAAATATACATAGCTGCCGACGGCTCTGTTTATCCCTGCTGCTTTTTGGGGTTTTATCCGCATACCATGAATCATCCCGGCAATCAAGAACTGGCTCCATTAGTAACAGAAAACAATGCATTGGAATATCCTCTTGAACACTGTCTTGAATGGTTTGAACGTGTACTGTCTTGAATGGTTTGAACGTGTGGAACAAACCTGGAATGAGTCTAGCATTGCGGCTGGCAGAACTTATCAATGTGTAGTAACTTGTAATCGAACATGAATAAAGATCTACAACAATTCATGAATCAAATTGTCAACTTGTTATGACTGTAGCAAGAGTATTGTTCCTAGCAAGATATCGTGTGCCACATGCATGTTTTGCCATGCAGTGGGACCATAATTTACTGGGCATAGATTACACCATAATAGCTTCGCCAGTGCCACAGCATGAACTATGGCCAGTGTTTGAACGCTATGGTATTGATACTTCACAGCTAAAGTACATGAATGACAGTGTGATATACCAACGCTATCCTGAAGTCAACAACTGGGTGTTTGACCATGACTATCGGGGCTGGTGGTTGCGACAACAAGCAATCAAACTGGCCTACCGAGACCTGTTGGAAGAAGATGTCATACTCATGCATGACTGTGACACTTTTATGATTGAACCTTATAGATGCTGGGATGGTGAACAACTGAATTATCTTGTGATACCTGACACCAAGCACGGCAGTTATCATGGGGTATTTGAAAGCATTACTGGATTGCCAGAGGCCAGCCCGCATTGTTTTGTGTCAGAGCTTGTGCCTGTACTGCGCACACACTGGCTTGAATTGCGCAAACTGCTGGCCCAACGTTGGCCCAACAAACTGTGGCTGGACGCTATTATTGACGCTGTTCCTGGCATGCCCACAATACCTCCCTGGGGCACAGGCGAAATAATCAAATGGTTTTCAGAATATGAATTGATAGGAAACTGGGCAGCATGTTGTGATCCCATCAACTACACTTTTCAGAAACGTTTTGAATACAATCAATTGGAGCTGTTGTCTACATTGAATGCCAAAGAGTTCAATGCAGTATGTGATGCTGTGCCGGACCTAAGTCAAAGCATGCAACTTGATTGGGACACATTGGACATACCTAATTTTGAACATTATCAACACATGGTGAAGCAATGTACACAATAACATACCCAGCAAAGTTCCGATATCCTGTGTATCAACCTGCATCACAAAGTATTGATGTCACAGCTGATTGGGGTCTGGGCAGATTTGAAACTACCAACGATCCTGCACTGGCGCTGAGTCAACCGTGGTCTGTAGCAGCATTTCGTGTGCTGTGCAACGAGCCCGGCGTGTTTGATTATGATCCAGCACTGGCTGACATGGATCTCAGTCAGTTTGATTTGGTACTGCTGAGTGACATTGAATACTACAGTGTTAAAGAAATACGTGCCTGGATTGAAAAAAACAAAATTCAACGTTATGTGTTGGCAGTAGGCGGTCTTGTGCAAGGAGAAGAATTGGATCAATCCTGCATGGTGTATCGCCCTTGGTGGGCTTACAATCTCTTGCGACACAACGAATACCAAGACACCTACCAAGATCAAAAACCCTACATGTTTGAAGCACTGTTAGGAGCACGTAGACCGCACCGTGATTATGTGATGATGGCCATGGACAAAACTGGGCTGTTGGATCGTAGCATTGTGACCTATAGAGACTGTTTCAAAGGCAAATTAATTGACCGCAACTGTGATCAATTTCAGCAGACTTTTTATGACACTCCGCTACAGTGGCCTTACGTGAGTGCAAACTTAGATCCTGCATGGGAAGTCACAAACAATATCACGCACAGCATTAGTCCTTATGTGCCTTGGAATATCTATCAACGCAGTCATTACAGCATTGTGTGCGAAACTCTAGGTACAGGAGATACATTTTTCTGGAGTGAAAAAGTTACCAAGTGTTTGTTGGCTCGAAGAATTTTTGTATTTTTTGGCGCACAAGGATTTCTAGCCCGCATGCGCGAATTGGGGTTTGCTACATTCAATAGCATTTTAGACGAGAGCTACGATGAACATCCTGTGGACAGTATACGATTTGAACGGGCTATGCATCAGGTATTGCAGTTAGCGTATTTTGAAAATCCCAAAGTGCTTTATGAACGCATACAAGCCATACTGAATCACAATCAAGCTAGATTGCGCAGTTACCATATTCAGTTTCAAGCCACAATGTCTGATCTACTTCACCAGCATATTGCTGGAGGCCATTGGTTATGGGATGACGAAGTGCGTTGATATGTGCTGATAGAAGTTTTCAGCAATTTTTTCTTGTCCTTCAGGACTAGAGTGATACCCTGGGTCGTCTCCTGAAAATGGATTACTACCGCATATGGCTTGTGGACTTTTGACTGTGTCCAGTTGTATGTAGTGATCAGGAATTATGCTGGGAAATGCATCGCGCCATAAGGTATGATTGTCAGGATCAAATGGCCACAGCAAGTTGGGTAGTACCAAGAACCGGATGTCATCCAAGAACATGGAGATCACA